CAAGTTGAATCATTAATAATATAACCTAGTCTATTCATTGCTAATACCCATGAAAGGGTTAAACAATCGGTTTTTGAGGTAGTTGTAAGTGGATTAATGTATTCTGCTAAACATTTTGTACTACCAACTGTATAACCAAATGAAGTCATTTGGCTTTTCCAATTAGTTATAATCTGTTTTGTTGAACAGGTATATCCAGAACCACCAATAACAGATTTAGTTCTAAAAAATCTTCTATTATTAGAACGTACAAAAGCTCTGGTATTTCTACTATTTAACATTAGTTTTCTATTAGTAAATGTATAGTTGCTGTTCCAGCAGATTGTAAAGCTAATTTAATATCTCCTATTGTTTTAGTCATTATAACTCTATCTTCACCATCTAGTAATGGAAATTCATCAGTATCGTTAGGTTTAACAAATATATCAACACCGCTTCTGTTTTTAACTTCTACAAGTTTAGCTACAAATTCAGTATTATTATTAATACTAGCTTTTACAAAACTAGTACTATTAATAGTTAATTTTTTACAATATGTAACATCTGTTACTAATTTTTCTACGGCATCTGTCATGATTACAAATATAAGGATTTTTAAGGGAAAATAAAAGAAAAATTTTAAGGAGTATGTAAAAACCAAGTACTCCAACTAGTAGATTCATAACATCTAGTATATACTACACCATTAGCTACTGTTAAAGTTTGTGTAACAAAAGTATTTACACTAACAATATCTTCATAAACTATAGTACTAAGTGTACCTTTACCAAATGCACCTGCAGGATAATCTAATCCTCCTATACTTAATTCAGCTATAAATCTATATCCTGTATAAGCCTTAGTAATAAAGTTATTTAAAGGTTCAGAGTTAGAAGAAACAGATAAAGTATTAATAGCTTCTTGTAAAGCTATTACAGCAATACTTCTAGTATTAATATCTATAGTTCCGCCATCTAAATCAGAAGCTTCTACTGTAATAGTATGAGAACCTATAGTAAGTTTGTCTGTTATAAAAACATAAGATAAATTATTAAGTTTATTAATAAGGTATTTACTAAAAGTTGGGCCTGCTATAGAATCAACTATAGCTTTAATAGCTAAAGTACCTGTAGTAATAGCTTCACATTCTAACTCTATTAATATTAAATATTTACAAGGAGTAGTACAAACTAGTGTAGTTTCTAAATCAGTTATAGGAGCAAATCCACCAGTAACAGTATGAGTAGATATTTCTACAACACCTTCATTAGGTATTTCTGAATCTGCTGTTTTAATAGAACCAGCATTTAAAGTGCTACCATTAGGATAAGTAATAAGTAAATCTCCATCAACATCAATAGTTGCTGAAACGGCTGAAATTCCTCCATATATATTACCTACAGATAATAGACTGCCATTACTCATACTTGCTGTAACATTTCCGTTTACAGCTACAGAAAAGCCAACAACACTAATACCATCAGTACCTACAACTACACCGCAATTTATAGTTTGTCCTGAAGATAATGTAAGTATAAGTCGGTCTAAACCATCTATAGTTGCATTTGTTATAGATACGCCATTACTGCCATTAGTACCATTATATACAGTAAATGTTGTACTAGGCCCACTACTATAAGTTATAGTATACACGTCTAAAGAACCTGGTCCTCCAGTACCACTAGTTCTAGTTATACTAGTTATACTTATACCGTTTGTTCCGTTTATACCGTTTGTTCCGTTAATTCCTTTAGGGATACTTATAGTAGTACCGTCAGAAAAAGTAACATTTATATGTGTACTACTTTCTGAAGTATTTATAATATATATTGATTTACCATCCTCACCATTTTCTGCTTTATAAGGAACATCTGGTATAGTTGGAAATATTTCAAAGTTAAGACCGTTACTTTCTGTCATGTTTCTATTAATAGTTTAATTCTAGTGGTCATTATATTAAAGTCTTCTAAAGATATATAGTTATTATTTTTAGGTTTTCCATCTTCATATTGATTCCATGTAGATAAAATCCATGAATACAATAGTAATTCTTTGTAAATTTGGTCTTTATCAAAACAAAGTTCTGTACCAAATCTTTCTGTATATAATCTAGTATTACCTAATCTAGCAAAAATAACAGTTAAATTAGTTGTTAAAGTAGTTAATTCTGATGTTAACATTTACAATCCTCCGAAGCACAAAGCTTATTTAATGCTATTATATTATTATTAGCTTCTTCATAAAGACCTACTTTAAATTGAGCATCTACAGAAAATACACCAAAAAATACTTCCATTGCCTTATCTATATCGCTAGAACCACACAGTTTACAACATGATTTTTCAGTCATGCTTATTTTAGCCATTTTAGGTTGAATACAAGATAATAAACCATTTATTACTTTTATATATATTGTAGTCACATAACCAGCATATATACTAATTGATTCGCTAACAGTAAAATCACTTCCCCAAGGTTCGCTAACAGTAATGTTTTCTCCATCTACTATTGTCGCATATCTATTAGATTCTTTAAGTTGCTGGTCTATGATTTTAACCCAAGAAGTATCTCCAAAACCTACTGTTATAGAATTAAAATTTGCGCCCGATAAATAAGCAGAAGATGCTGAACTTACTTCACCTACTCCAGTTATTCTATACCACATCCAACACTCCATTTTGTATATACCATCAGGAAATTTTAACGTAGATGTGCTATATCCTAAATTAGCTGGTGTAAAAGTTTTTGATAAAGCATTAGCTGGTACAAGTACAGGTAAAGCTGCTTGTGTAGGATTTGTTAAAGCTTCATTATTTCTAATAGTTACAACACTACCATCAGGTTTAGTAATAACAAAATCTGTTATATGGTTAGCGTTACCTCTATTAGGAGTACCATATCCTGTAGGATTAGTACTACCATTATACACACTTGTAATATCTGTATAAGTTATTATATCTCCTTTTTGATTTACAGTTGCTGTTCCTTTAGGTATTAAAGCCATATTATTGTTATCAAGATTTACTTAAAAATTGTATTTTGTTAGGATTTTGTTCAGATACTTTCATTATATATAATAACGTAGTATCTATTATTTTAAAACATACATTATCTGGAAACTCTAATGTAGGATTAGTTGGGGTAGAATAAGCTACTTTAACAGGAGCTTTAATGTAGTCTATTAAAACATTTTCTATATTAAACTGTTTTTGACCTTTATAGGTATTATAAACAGTTAAAATATTACCATCTATTTTAGATACTGGACTATTTATAGATGTTTTGTGCAAGCTGTTTTCTAAAATGTTAAAAAGATTATCTTGCTTAGTTAGTCTGTTTGGGACTTCTGCTGTTTTAGCAGGATTACATGGAACTACAGGACTTACAATAGTTCTGTCGTTTAATAAGTGTCTATATTCAGTAGGTAAAATACCTTGTTTGTAAGTATATCCGCCAGTAGTAATTTCATTACTTAATGAAACTAATGATGCATTTCTTACAGTTAATACACGTAAGTCGTCTAAAGAAGCTTGTATGCTAGAAAATCTTTCATCTCTAACATCATCATCTAAATTAGGTATAGCTAAATGTATAAATTTATCTGTACCTTTATTCCAGAAGTAATCTAACTCTGGTAATTCAACATTCCTGTAAACAAAGGCTGCAATATTTTGCAGCCCTTGTTGTACATGAATATAAGCTTCGTGTAATAACATACTTAGTAAAAGGTTTTTTTACTGATTAGTAGTTAGTTCCAGCGTTAGGACATAATGCTTTCATAATAACTCCAAAAGAAGTACTAGCTGCTTGAGTAGTTGGGAAAGCAATCATAATAGTGCTGTTAGCAGTTTTATTATGAGGTGCGCCAGTAGCAGTTGTTCCTTGAGTCATTTGAATTGTATAAACATCATAGTTAGTAGAGGCACTAGCATAAGTAGGCAATTGTACAGCCCATTTGCTATAAGTATTAAACTGACCACGATATGCAATTAAACCTTGCTCAATTTTAACCATATCTGGACCATAACCTAATCCTTTTACTGGTGCTACAGAAGCAGTTAAAGTAGCATTTTCAAGAACTCCTTGTTTAGCATAATCATAAGATGCACCAAACTCGTCAACTACTAATTTAACACCCCATTCAGTAGTACCTGTTAATAACGCCATTGCGCCAGCACCAGCACCTCCTGTTTGAATACCTGTAATAGTTGCAGTAGTACCTTCATAAGGTCTGTCTAAAGTAACATCGTTACCAGATATACTTACAATTTTATAAACAACACCGTTTACATTTGTTGCAGCAGCATTTATTGTAGTAACACCAGCAGCAGTATTGTTGATAGAAATAAACTGACCTACAGCAGCAGCCCAACCAGCAGCAGGAATAGCTGTAAAAGAAACTAAAGTAGAACCTTTAGTTACTGTAACATTACCTGTAGTAGTTGTATTAGTATAACTACCATTACTTACTACAAACGCAGTATGAGATTTACTTAAACCTTGTTGAGTGTTTATGTTAGTTACAATAGGTGATAAAATATCATAAGCAGCTGTAGAAGCTAATAAACCTCCAGTACTATAATTTTCTTGTTCACGCATTTGGTCTTTAGTAGTACCTTCTTTTTGTACTGCAATAATAGCAGCCTCACTACCAGCAGTAATTGTTGGTAAACCTAAACTACCACTAACACCGTTAAATCCTACAAAAGATACTTCTTTTACAGGAGCAACATAAGCTTGTCTAGTAATTTTAGTTACACCAAAACGGTCAAAACTACCAGTAGATACTGGAAAAGTTCCTCCTTGTGCAATACGAATAGTACGGTTAGCGGCAGTATCATCAAATCCAGAATAAAGTACCTTACCTGCTGTATCTGTAGCAGCAGCTTCAGTAATAAGAGATTCTAGATTTAAAGCAGCTGTACCTGTAGCATTTAGTTCTACAATACCGTAGATACCTACAGAACCACTAGCCAATAATCCAGCATTAGTAGCCGCATCTTTGCCTGTTAAAGCACCTGTAATAGAAGCATACTCTTGTGTGGTAGCTCCTGTTGCAATTAATAATTTGTTCATTTTTTTTTGTTTTTAGATTGTTTAGATTGTATATATAATAAGAGTAGTCTATTAGACTACTCGTACTTTCACTATTTCGTTAAGCTGTGCTTTCATTTTATTAACCATACCTGATTTAGTTTGGTCTTTTAAATAAAGTATAGCTTCTTCATCTGTAGAACCAATAACTTCATCACCAAAGAATATAGCTTTACCTTCTACAGTAACAACAGCTGATTGTTTTAACCTAAATAATAATGACTTACTTTCTAAGTTATTATCATTGTATACTTTTACAAATGTAGCTGGTTTAGTTTCTTTAAGTTCATCTAAACGCTTACACTTATCAATATAATCAGAGTTGTAGAATAACTCTGTAGGTTCTTTTAATAGGTCTAATACCCAATCAACTTTAGCGTGGTCTTTTTCAGTTGACTTACTAATAAGGTCAATATAATTTTTATTAGCCTCTAGTTTAAGTTTAAACATTGTATCTTCTTCACGTTTTTCAATAGATAAATCGTTTAAAATAAAATCGTATAAATCTAAAGAAGCTTTTTGTTCTGTCGTAAAAGCTACTCTTGAACTTTGTTTAACAAAATTAGCTTTAATATATTCATGCAAATTTTCAGGTATTTGTATTTCTACTGTTTCGCCATCAAGTTTAACTTCTTGTACTGTATAATTAGCGTTAAGTTTAACACCTCCTGTTTTAGGAACACTTACAGTAAAATCTGCCCAATACATAGTCATCGCTTCATCAAACCCTTGGTCTTTAGGATTTTTGTTAATTAGTTTTGATGCAAAATATCTTTCTTGGTCTGTACTTAATCCTCTTGCAATAGCACCTGTATTATTTACAAATTGACTACCTATTTGTCCTGCTGATGTAGTTTCAGCTCTTAATTTTGTTGGTAATGGATGATAACCTCCTTTACGTTCATTACCTACTAAATGATACTTTTGTTCGATTACTACAGGCTTTTTAGCTGTAGCTGTAGTTGTTGCTGGTTTAGCATCACTAACTACTGTTGTTTTATTTTCCATACTTTGTTTAAATTGAATTTTAATTTTAAAGTTTTGTTGCAGGAGAAGGAATCGAACCTACGACCTTTGGATTATGAGTCCAACGAGCTACCTCTGCTCTATCCTGCGATTTAACTACGCTACCTTTTACAGTAGCGTAGTATTTTAATAAATCAACTAACCGATTATTGTCCAAGTGTACATAGTAACTTGTAGCAAGAACTAGGTCTCTTAATTTGGATACCTCCAGTTCTAACATTCTCGATAGATGTTTCATCTCTATCTGTAGAACGGTAAACTGATTCTGGATAACCTAGCGGAGTATGAACACCAGCAACTACGAAGTTGATGTTTTCACGTCCTTCTTCAACTATATATTGAAGATTAGATTCTCCTTGATAAACAGTTTGGTCTACAAAGTAGAAGTGGTGAGAAGTAATAGGTAATCCTGTAAGTGGATGTCTTGGAGCTGATTGAGCAATAAGACCTCTATCAAACATTGGATGGTAATGTACAGTTAACATTTGACCGTCAACATGTCTAAAGCTTGTAAAGAAGCTACCATAAACCATTTCATGTGAATTACTTCCACTAGAATATTGTTCAGAAGAAATAAATTGAGTAAATCCTTTTAATTCGTTCTTAATCATTCTATCAAAATCAGCCATACCACCACGGCCTGTATAGATATGAATGTCAGCAAGTTCATCTGTAATATTAAAAGTAATATCACGTACTAAATTAAAGAACTTGTTATAAGATAACAATGAATAAGTATCACTATTACTTGGTGGAATTTGTTGGTCAATACCTGCACCAGAAGTAATAGGTATTTGAGTTTCGCTATCTACTGTATAAAAATCACCAGTAGTTGCTTTTCCGTATTGTGACCACCAAATATCGTTTTCTCTTTGTTCGTTAAATGTCAACATTGACATGTATAACTCATAATCCATGTATGATTTAAACAACTTACCATCAATAGGTATTTGAAACATCATGGTTTTTTTAGCTACGTTACCAGCATACTTATATGAACTACGCATTAACGAAATCATATTAGTAGCCATGCTAGGTAATTGGCTACGGCTTTCAACACCTTTAGATTTTTCAAAAGGTACTTTAGCTACACCACCTGACCAAGCTTGTCCTGCTGTTAAACAGCTAAGAGGCATAAATAAACTATTTGTAGAAGCAAAAATCTTCAAAGTGTATTCCCAACCATCTGCTACCGCAACTGGGTCACTTACAACTTGTGATTGTAATTGTGCTGCTTGAATATGTGGTGGGTATAACAACTGTTGACGATAGAACCAACGGTCAGCAAATACTACTTTAAATAAACCACCTGCAAGACCTGGCCTTTGTCCAGCTACATAAGTACTACGTACTACAATAGATGTCTTTTTAGGTGCGCCCATTACAGGGTATTTATATTCAAAGTTAGCGTTATCTAGTTTAACTCTACTGATAGTTTTAACTTTTTTAGATTGTGCTTCTAAGTTACCTTCTGTATAAGCTAATACTGGAAAGTTTTTCTTACCGTACTCTTTGTCGTTATACAACATGTGAGTAACAATAGGTGAAAGTAAAGTAGCATCACTTTGTAATGCTCTTGATAACTCTGTAATAGAGCTGTACTCTTTATCACGATATGTATCTTGATAGAGTTTTAGTTCTGGTGCTATTTTTGCTGCCATAGTTTTAGATGTTTATTTGTTTTTATTTACTGTGTTTTATTTGTCTTGGCCCTTAGTTCATCTAAAGTCCATTCTTTTCCTTCTGTGCCACCATCACCTCCAGTAGTTGCAGACATCCTTACTCTAGGTGTTTGCTTATTACTACTAGTTGCGACTTGTTTTTCAATTCCCTTTACTTTAAAATCTTTATAAACTAAATAGTCTATAAATAATCTTTGTTGTAAAGTTAACTTTTCATGCTTTTCAGTTAGCTTTTCGCTAAGTACAAATTCATTAAAAGCCTTTCTATCTGTTTCTGGAATAACTAAATTCTGTAAATTACCTTCTTTAATTATTGAATTTACTTGAGTTACAGTTTTAGTTATTTCTTCTTGTTCTATTCTAGCAACTTCTTTTTCAGCTGCAATTCTTTGGTCAGCTTGTTGTTGAAGATAAACTTTAATTGCACCAGCTTCTTTTTCTACTTCAGCATCTAATTCATCATCGTCTTTAAGACCTTCTACTAAAAGTTTAGCTCTTTTTTCTGATAGTCCTTTTTGCTTATAAACATCAACTAAGAAATTAGATTTACCATCAATATCGTCAGCTTTAAACTCTAAATTAAATTCTGCTGCTTGTTTTTTGGCTTTCCATGTTTCTATACTTCCGCCTTCTTGTTTATGTTTAATTAAATCTTCAATGTCTGGGTCAGTAGATAGAAATTCTTTTTTAGCTGCTTCTTTAACTAATTCATCACGCTTATCATAGAACTTTTTAATTCCTTCAACACTATCATCTTTAATGTCAATGTCTTCAAAATCTTCTGGTTTATAACCGTACTGTTTAATCAAATGTGATATTGGTGTAGGTTCATCTTCATCTTCATCTTCATCTTTTTGATTATCTCCACCATCTTCACTTCTTTTTGCTGCTGCTTCAGCTTCTGCTAACTTAGTTGCCTCCGCTGCTGCTGCTGCCGTTTCTTCTGCTGCTAATTCTTCTGCTGTTTTCTCGCCTTCAATTTCTTCTAAGGCGTACTTTGAAGCTATACCTTGTACCGCTTCATCACTTAATGTTAAATCTGTCATTTTTCTTGTTTTATTTTGAGTGTGTAAAATTTAATTCAATAAAACAGAACAAAGATACAATTATTTATCTATTATTTCTAAATCTGTAATAACAGACAAAAACAACAATTATCTACTTATTTCTTTGTTCCTGCGGGTTTGTTTGCTTTTATACGTTCAACTCCAATCTTTTCTTTAGCTATACGTTCATCGCTTTCTCTTTTAGCTCTTTGTTCCATTAATTTTTCTTTTTCAAGTTGTATTTTAGCAAAAGCTTCTTCTCTTTTAGCTTGAAGTTTAGCTACTTCAGTAGCATCTGGAATACCGTTATTATTTAAATCTGAACCTAATAAAGCACTTTCAACTTCCATTAACTTAATATCTTTTTTAGTTTCATTATTAACATCTATCTCGTAGCGTTTTAGTTCTCTATCAGCTTCTTTTTCTGCTAATTCGGCCTGTTTAAGTTCTTGCTCTGCTTGAGATTGTGCTTGTTGACGTTCTAAGTATTTAGCTTCTAATTCATCTAAATCAGTTATAAGTTCAGCTATATTAACAGCCTGTACTATACGTGGTAACATTCCAATCTGTTCTGTTTGTTGTGCTATATTACCTAATTGACCTTTCATCATTTCAAGGTCTCTTTGTGTTTTAGCACTATTTTCAGCTACTACACCGTATTCTATCCAAGGAAATATTTCTGGATTTAATTCATATTCTACCTCTTTTTGTTTAGGTGAAAGGTAAACACCTTTTTTACCTTTACGCCAAGCTACCTGTGTAAGAGGTAATAATCCATTAAGGTCAACAAGAATAGTTTCTTCATGCTGTCTAAATAATTCTTCTGTAGCTGTACTACTTCTATATAAAGCTTCTTCAGTAACAGCTTTTCCATCGGATGCCATTGTAGCACCTTTACGTTGCCTATTAAATCCAATAGCTTCATCGTAGTCTTCTTTAATAGCTCTTAATATATCGTATAGCTCTTTTATATAAGAGGTTAAAGACATATCTAATACTTTAATGTACTGTAAAGCTTGTAATGCTTGAGGATTAGTTTCATCTATAAATAAGTAACCATGAGCATCTGCATAGTACATTACAGTAAATTCATCCCAACCTTCTTTCTGTGGAATAATTCCAAGTGGAAAAGTAGTAATTTTATCTTTATTTTTATTCATTACCTTTTCTAAATGGTAATGTGTAATATTATATTTAATTTGATATACTAAACTCTTTTCACCGATACTTTGTGGAATTACATAATTATTACCATATATTCTACCATTATATTCGTTTTTACATCTACTAGGATTATTCCAAGTTCCTCTTTGATGTGCTAAAGGTTGTACTCCTAATATATGTTTATTGTTAATTCTATAACCTTCCCATTTTTGATTAACCCAATATTGTTCTACTTCTTCTTCTGGCATAGGTATGTAATCTTCATCATAATGTTCTTCATATTCTTTACCTAAAGCATCTATTCCAGTTACTTTATACATTTTAGTTAAAGAAGTCCATTGAACATGTTCAACTACCATACCTTCAATCTGATTAGCATAAGGCGCACCTACACCAGCTGTACCTTTAAGCATATCTGTAGTTAATCCTGTACTAATAGAAGTATAACCTATTACAGCCAATTGTGTTTCTATTTCATCAATAATTTCATCTGTAAATTCATCCATACCACTAAACCTATCTATGATTTCACTCATAGTCATAGTTACAGTACGTTTTACACTTTCTGCGTCTTCTATAAAATCTACATTAGGATTATGTGTAAAAGACATTTCTAAAGGACTTACCATAAAGTAATCTATATTATCATTATGTACAGTCTTATATGTAAATAGTCTACCCAACACAATAAAATCATATAATGTTTTACGTCTTATTAAATCTATACGCTTGTCTATCATTATCACGTTAAGCGCATGTTGTCCCATTATAGACATTTCATTCTGTAAATTTGAAACAGTTTTGTTTATTAATTCTTGTGGAAGAGGTGTCTGTGCTATTTCTTCAGGTAAAACACCTTCAGCAACTAAACCATTTATAAATTCTTGTTTTAGCTGCTTAATAGTAAGCTCATATTCAACTTGTCTTTTTCTATCTTGCATACTACTATTAATAGCAACAACCATAGGATTAAAATATCTTTGTACAAGTTCACCCATAAGACGTTGAATATTTGTACTTATAATATCTATATTACGAATTTTTGATGGGTAACCTTTAAGTTCTGGTCTATCCATATTAAGTGGATTTGTAACATAAGTATATACACTTTCATCTAACTTTCCTGCTACAGCACTATATAGCACTACAGCATCTGCATTACTTACTGGAAATATATTACATCTATTAGCCCAATAGATTACATTTAATTCTTTCCAATCTTTATCTTTCTTACTGTTAGGTAATTTCTGTTGTGGTCTTGATATATTCATTATTTAAAACATTGATGGTTGCTTAATGCGAACTTCTTTTTCTCTTTAATGGCCTCACGTCTCTGATAGACTAATTCTCTACTATGGTATCTTTGTATTCTAAAAGCTGCTATTCTATCAAAGTTACCTATTTCTGGATTATATGATTCTAATTCTTTTAATAGTCCTATATCGTATATAGTATGTAAATTAAGTTGAACTCTACCTTCTCCATCTACAGTACGCCTAGTTTCTAACCATTCTTTTATATATTCATCTCCAGTATATTTACGCTCATTAAGTTTACCTGCTCCTATGTGCATACCGTACTTTCTATTTACACTACTATTAGATGTTTTTAACTTTTCATCATAAGCTAATTCAAATTCAGATTCTAGTTGTTGTAATAATCTAAATCGTTTAGCGTAATCCATTAAAGTCATATCATCATTTTCAAATCCTATTTTTGCATTATAGTATTCAGCCATTTCAAACACTATTTTACAAAATTCATCTTTTGTATCTGGTCTACCTACAAATTGACATACTATCCTATCATCTAAGTTAGGTGCAGCTAAATTACTAGGACGCATATACACGTAAGCAGCACCTACAGATTCTCCAGTACTATTATCAAATCTATATGTATCTACATCTACTATGTATAAATCTTTTTTAGGTCTGCCTGTTTCTACATCTTTTATAGGCGGATACCACATAACAATAGAACTATTATTATTAGCTCCTTTTTTAATAGGATAATCCCAAAGAACATTAGTTTGATTACTTAATTCAAACTTTAATTTACCTTCAGAAGTTCTACTAAATTTACCAGCCGTACTTAAATTTTTATGTAGTTCGTTACGTTCTACATAATTACGCCATTCTCTAATAGTTACAGTATCAAATATATTATTACTACTTATAGCAAAAGCATCTGCTGGACAGAAAGGATGTTCCATCTTTCTATTCATCAAACCTTTAGCGTCACCTTTTTCTATAAAGTTTACTCTTTGGTATTCTTCTTCATACTCTCTTGCTAAATCTACTAAAGATTCTCCATTTTCATTTATATAACCTACTACACACCAATAGTCAGGTATAAAGAATCCACAATATGTACCTCTAGCACCTTCATCATAAACATTTTCAAATTCCAAGCAGTTATATTTCTGACAATTAAAAAATATTTCTTTAAATCCATCCCAATCAGTATTATTACCACCACCAGTACCAAACCATATAATCATACCACTCTTATACGTACCATCAGATAGCGTATCCATAGTAGCATCTGTAAAATCTAACAAATTAGGGGCCTTTCCGCTTTCCTCTACATATATTTCATCTGCATCTTTACCCCTTGCAGCAGCTTTATTTGCTCTAAAAGATGTACCTATTATCTGACTTAAATAACCTTGCTCAACTTCACTACCGCCTTCTACTTTTTCTTTCCAACCAGATTTAATATAATCAGGTTCATTCTTTAATCTTCTTCTACCAAACTTAGTATACTTATCTATAAAGTCTAAATTCTCTTTACATTTTGTAAGAATAGCATCTTCTGTAAGATAAGCCATATCATAAGCTGTATATAATGTAGTAGATTTAGGAAATAAATTGTATCTATAACTACCACTATACCCTAGTTTATAACTAGCTCCAAAACGTCTCTTTTTAGCAACACATAAGTTTTTGCCACTACCATAAAGTGTATGCATTACACCATCATCTTCAAAAACATAAGGTCTTATCCTAACTTCATCAGGAAATTTTATTTTTTCAAATTGTTCTAGAGTTATTCCTCCACGCTTTATAATATCTGGATGGTCACTAGCACCATATCTAGCTATCTTTTTTACCCAATAAAATATATAATCTCCGTCCCAAAAATCTGGAAATGTAAACTCTTTAGTGATAGCCATATTAAATAAAGCTTTTTTAGCTTTATATTTATCTTCGTCTTGAGTTTTCTTAATTCTACAGAAGTTTAAATAACCATAATGTTCTCCTGTAATAGTAAAATCTCCAACAGTATATCCTTCTATAAGTCTTTTACGTTGTTCTTTCCACCAATCAGGTTCAGACGGGTATCTTCCATACTTTTTAAAGTACTCTGCTGGTTCACAGAACTTCTTAGTATCTACACTACTAAAATCTATAAGCTTTCTATATGACATAACTATTATGCGCTTTCAAACATACCTATTTCACCACCACCACGTATCTTAGCTGCAAGCGAAGCTTTTTTAAATGCTTTTTCTCTTAATGATTTTAACGATTCTAAAACTCCACCAGCCTCTTTAATTACTTTTTGAACTTGTTCTGGCTTATATAAAAGGTTACCTTTTATATCTCGCATATCATAATCTACATTTTGTAGATATTTAAGAGTTTTTTCTGTAGCACTAACAGCTGCATTTAAATACATTACATCAAAATCATTCTCTATCTCTTCTAAATAAAAAGATATAGCTGCTTGAACAACATCATCTATTTTCCAAGCACTAGGTAAATCAAGTAATACCTTTACTTTTTCTGCCCTTAAATCTAAATCTTGATAAGATTCTACATAAGAACTACGTGGGTCACAATACCAGTATATAAAAGCTAGTTCTTTAGTAGCTAGTATCTTTCTTCTACCGTCAGCATCACCCTTTTCATAAAAACCTCTGTCAGAATTTTTACCTTTATCTCTTTCTAATATTTTTTTAAATTGAGTAAACATTCTAACTTCAGGATTAAATACAGGATAATCACCTTCTAAAGTTATTAGCTTAATCATTTCTTTTTATTTAGTTTAGCTAATTCTGGATTAGTTTGATATTCTACTATCTTATTTGAATCCGTTACTATAATAACAGCAAAACACAAAAACCTGTATGAAACAGGTTTATAAACTATATTATTTATAATATAACTAATGTGTTCACTATAGGGTATCATCACCCAAAACGAAATGTCTATCTTTACGTTCAGCCTCTGGACGCTTTGCAGACTTTTTAATAGCTTGTTCTTTGTACTTTTCATACTTTTTTGAATTAAATGTAAATCTCATTAACCAAGGTATACGAACTTCAACTATGTCCGTACTTTCTAAAGCATCTATAATCTCATTAATTTTAACTTGATAACCTCTATAGATTTTATTAGCTTCTTCTAAACTAATGTTATTTTTAATTGCGTGTTTTTTTATAATTGTTTTTAATGTATCATCCATACAATTTTAACTTTCAAATATACTAAATTTATTTCTATTTTAAACTACCTAATGTAATTAACTATCAACATAGTTATCTACTTATTTCTTACTAAAATATACCCATGAAGACAATTTTCACAGACTATAATAGTATCATCCTCTTTTTTTATAGTTGAATGTGAGTTCTCAAATTTACAAATTTCGCAAAACTGATAAACTGCTCTAGGGCGTATAGAATTATAGTCATAATCTGTCAAATTTACGTGTCTGCTGACACCAAGTCCTGCCGATAAAGGAAGATAAGTGACTTTAACTGGTGTAGGAGCAATTAATGAAGGAATAACAGTGATGTTGAAAGGCTTTATTTTTGATTCTCCTGAATTTATATTAAGCTCTGAAATTTTTATCGTATTTTCCGAGCCTTCAATTCCGCTTACATCTATCTTTTTTGCTCCTATATCCTTTATATTAAACTTTAATATGTTCATTGTTTTATTCTCCTAAATCATTAGAATCTACCCTATCTTTTAAATCTGTTGAAATATTAACAGCAGGTTTAGGTAAAGATACTCCAGTAACTTCATCTAGTATACCATGACCATTACATACTTTACATATTTGTCCTGTTAATCCGTAAAATCCTTGTCCTTTACATACAGGACATGTTTCCCAACTCATTTTGTTTTCTCCTTTATTTGCTCTTTCATTTCTCTTTTGTTGTTGATTTAACTTCTTCATTAGGAATTAACTTATCTCTTTCAATAGCTTCTAATGTATCTAAGTGTTCTTTTCTTACAGCTATCTCTTTATGTAACAACTGTAATTTAAGCTCTGCATCTTTAATATACAACTTAGTATCGTAAATTGCTCTTTCTATTTTGTTCATCTTGTTTATTTGTTATTACTTTAACTTTTTACTAGTATATTTATTAACTGTATTTTTAATAACATCGTCTAACGTATGATATTCATAATTTTGATACGCTATAACCTCTGTTAAAAAAGCATGTTCGTATATAACTATTCCTGGTCTAATTGTAATTAACCATAACCATCTTCGACTTATAAACCATAACATAACCTTCTTTATCATACTACTTTAAATTAATAAGTTTGTATTTAGTTTTATAAATCTTTGCTTCTAGTTCTTGAAACATGTTTTCTATCCAAGGTTCACAATCTTTTTCACAATGTTTTTTAATAGCCTCACATAAAAGCTCTAAACATTCTACTGCTTCTATAGACCTATCTGCTTTAGGTATTTCAAAATCAATTAAACCTACTTCACCTTGTATTGATTCTATAATATTATCTCCAAACTCATTCAAGTAATCATAAGCTTCAGATAGTGCAGCATGTTGAGCTGCACTACCTAATTTACCTGCATTAGTTGGATAAAGATGATGTAATTTAATTATATTAGCTGCTTGGAATATTAATCCATATATCTTGTTATTCATTATAATAATCCTGCTTTTTGTAATCTATCTTGTTTTTCTTTAATTTTAACTTCTAGCTTTTCAGCTATTTCTTCATACTCTGTTTCAAAATCTTCAGCGTATACTACTTTAGTAAGAACCATAAATTCTTCTATAAAAATAGGATTAGCTTGTCTTCTTTCTTCATCAAAAGCAAGTAATGTAGCTTGATGTGTAAAAGCTTCTTTAATAAATACAAAGTCTCCTCTTTTTAGTTCTAATTTTCCTGATGCTTCTGCACCTACTTTAGCTACAACCATTGGTTTAGCATAAGGAAATTCACTTCTTTGTTGTTGCTTAGTTTTCTTGTCTATAATTAAAGACGTAATTTCAGCTTCTAATGGATAAGATACTACGATAATTTCGTTTGGTCTTAACGCTAAGTTGTTAAATTCTGGTAATGATTTCATATATTTCTTTTTATTAGTTTGTATTCGTTATTTATTATTATTAATTTATATCCCTTTTCTACTAAGAAAGCTGTCTCATCTCTTCCTTCATCTCTTATTCTAAGAGTTTCTAAAGCAAGTTTACATTGTATGTAAGCTTCTCTACTTTCTTGTTCTATTGCTTTTAACCTATTAAACTCTTCAATAGGTAAAGTTACAGTTATTTCCATGTCAATTAAATTTTGTTTGTATTATATACCTTGTTTTACTAGCCATATATTTCATCATTATAGTATGAAAGTTGTTATAATTAAAAGCTATATATCTACAAAAACCATTATGATAATTAACTATAGTAATTAAACCATCATATTCCAACATGTATGTTCCAGTACCATCAGCATAATCTAAAACTTCTTCTAAATTTATTCTAACTTTATAAAGTTCTTCTGGAAGCATACTACCATTTTCCATTCTAGCTGCTGGCATAATACCATCAAATTCATAAAATGCTATCATATTAATTTCTGTTTTGCTAATTCTTGTTCCTTATAATAAGCCCACCCAGATTTATAACCTAACTTAATAGCTATATATTCTAATTGCTTTCTATTAGTTTTTAAACCATTAGCTATTACAAAATCAATATAAGTAAAATATAAAGAAGCTTCATTTTTCTTATCTGTTTTTATCTGCTCTAATAAAGTATCAATAGTAAACTTAAAGTCTTCCCAATCTAATACACTAGGTTGAGTATAAACAGGTTCAGGTCTAGCTTGTTGTTTTGGTGTAGTATATGTTTGTCTATATGTTTTAGCAGGTACACTAATAGGTAACATAGGATTAACTTTAGTAATATACTGATACTCCACATTCAATTGTTGCATATCAGCTAGATTACCTCCTTTATCTGGATGTAATTTTAAAGCTAATTCCTTAAACTTTACTTTTACTTCTTCTTTAGAAGAACAATACTGTAAATACTTAAATGTATTAGGTCGTTTCATTAATAACATATTATACTCTTTTTCCGTTAAAAAATTTATCAGGATTAATAAAATATTCATTAACACCTACTTTTCTAGCTATAAATCCTTTAGCTATTAATTCACATATACCTTTATATACAACAGACTTACTATCATATTCAGCATATTTAGCACAACTTTGTACATTTATAATTATGCTATCTCTATTTATTGACAGATTTTCTATTATATAACACCACACCTTAATAGCAGGCGAGCTAAAATTCTTTATATCTTTAACTGCACCATTATATACTTTAGTAAACTGTAAAGAATCTTTATTAAAACTTAACTGTTCACCCAACTGTTGAAACAGTTGTATTTCTCCAGTTGTTGTATTAGTTAGTTCAGTTACTTCACCTTTCCTTATTATGTGCTTTATATTAACACCAGTAATATTAAAAGGATTGTCGTTATACGTGGCAAAGTCTGATAATTTCATTTTGTTTATTTCTGCGAAACAGTACTCAAATGTAATACAAATTTTAGATAAAATCAAATTTTTTGGATTATTGTTCTCTATGAGAGTACTTTAATTCTCTGTGAGAGAACATCCTTTTGAGGTTTTACTGGGGTTGCCAGCCGTTTCCTTCTTAGATTATTAAGTCCATAACCCTACGGGTACTTTTAGGGAAGTAACTAAACAACTATGTAATATTAGGCCGATAAGCGAAGAATAAAGTGGTGTGTAAAAAGTAGCTATTAATAATGCAGAAATAAGGAAAGTAGAAAATTTTTTATAAAATTTTTTTTACAAAATAAAAATTGTAGATGATAGAGTGTGGGTAGGAATTACCACTTCGCTACCCCGCTTTAGTTTTAAGGTGGAATACACCCCAATGTTTAACCAATAAATAAAAAATCAACATGAAATTATCAGCAGAGTTAATGGCTGCCTTGAAGCCACAAGTAATCAAGGAAGACGTATTCGCAAACGTAGTTGCAAGAGTGCAAAAAAGATTTGAGGTTGCGTTTGTAGCCTCGCAAGGAGAATCTTTTGACTACAACGGCAACAAGGGATTCAACGTAGACGCAATGTTTACGAATGGAGAAACTACTAGAGCAGGTTGTTTGCGTATTACTACTGTACGTAAGGGAGAAGCTAATG